TAGCATTTGGTTATTTGGGAGAAAGTAATATAATTTCAAAACAAGTAGGCATCCCTATAGGATTTGTATTTTTTGGATTATCATTCTATGAAATATGGAATAAATTTGCATATAAAACAGAAAAAACCAGAAACTTATATTACTTCTTAATAGGAGTGTGGGCACTATATGGTATAGCAGCAATGTTCCCTGTAATACCAAAAAATATAATGTATAATATTTTAGATATCATAGCAAAGAATTTCTATGGACTATATATTTTCTACGAAATCATAAAATTGAAAAAATAAAATGCTAATTTAATTATATAAATTGAGAGAACAATGATCACACGAGGATTTATTAAGAGTGCAAGGCTATTTATTCCTAAGAGAGGAATATCTGTATACAGTCCTGTAATAGAAAATGTGAATCACAATATACTTTTAGATAAATTGAGATGCAACAATTTGGATAGATGTAATTGTGCTGATTTTGTGAATAGTTTAACTATTAAAGAAATAGAACAAAATAAGAGTATATGGCTGAAATTTATGAAATCACCACATAAATGGTGTCCTGTAGGTCCTCCTGGAACATCACAACCAATTACACAAGAACAAGAAGAAGCAGAATTGCAACGAGAACTTATGGAAAAAGATATATATTACTATCATTTAGATCCGATTGAAAATGAATGGGACGAAGATATATTAATGCGAGCCGCGTAAATATTGTAAATTTAAAATATAAGTATAAAATGTCTATAAAATTTTTTACTAGAAATTTCTAGGTACGGCTTAGTGGTCTAGTGGTATGATTCTCGCTTTGGGTGCGAGAGGTCCAGGGTTCGATTCCCTGCTGAGCCCGACAATTAATATAAAATAAAACGGTTTTATATTAATTATTCTGTAACAATCTGTTCAATGATGTCTCTGAACTCTTTATATGCTTCATCATGTTGATAATCATCTATGTCAATATATTCAAGATTTTTAAATAAAAGTTTTTTGGCTTTTTCTGTTACATTAATCTCACATTCAATAGTTGGCATGTATCTACTTTCTGTTCCAGCACCTTGTGCTTCTTTGTAATCAATTTCCAAGTGTTCATTATCACCAAATGTTACTTTTAAATAAGCCGATGTGTCATGTCCGAATTCATCATGACAATGATCATTATATTCATATTCTGCTTTAACAGTTAAACCCTTAAGTTCATTTACATGATCTTTACTATTAATTCTAAAATGACTCATGAAACTGTATCCAACAATTCTTAATTGTTTCAACTCTTTTAATTTTTTTTCATATTCTTCAATTTGTGCGTTAATTTCTGCTAGGGAACTCATCTTAAATAAATATGTTTGTCATTCTTTAAGCTATAAGTACATAAGCTATATGACTTATTCTCTCAAAAGGTATAATCTTGTGATAAATAATATTAAAGATATTTCACAACATTATACAAATGAAATTGCGTAACGGAAAACAAATAAATGAGACACAAAATCTAACATTAGAAATTATAGAAATATTCTCTCAAACTAAAATAGTAAAATTGCGAAAAATTATAAAGAAAAGGAATAAAAAATTAAAGAGAGGATGTTGAATTCATTTTTGATTTTAATATAAAATTTCTAGCGATATTAACCTTTTTATCTTTTTTATTATCCTCTACTTTTTTAACAGCATTCATATATTCTTCATAGTAGTTATCTTCTTGACGCCTACTTAACCATTCTTGTTCATCTGCTTGAAACCATAATGTTTCAAGATGAGTAAATTTTCTGCTTTCAGGAGTACTATCATTGTTGTATGGATCTAATAACTGTTCAACAAATGTATTAAGTCTATTGGGATCTAGTAGTTTAACTTGACAACAAGAAATACAATTAGATTTCTTTTTATTATATTCTTGATGGCCAATAAGTACCCTTTTAAAACAACAACTCCATCCCCAACATATTGAATTCATTATCTCAGCATTTTCAATCTCTTGAATAAACATCTGATCTATCATAGAAAAAGCAGATTTGAGAAGTAATAATTCTTTAGTTAATGAACGTTTAATTTGAAATAGTTTCATAATTCTGTATTTAAATTCCTTTGACATAACAAGACCTTGTTTTCTTTGTTCTTTTTGTGTAAAATTAATAAATCTAATTTCATTCTTAACATTTTTAAGACAAGTTATGGTTTTCAGTTGGTGATCATTAATTTTTTTAATAATTTGGAATATGTTAGTATTTACAATAACAGGATATCTAACCCTAATACTTCTAGGAATAACAAATTGATTAGTACCTTTTATTTCACCGATTTTTTTTTCAACATCAACTAATTTTTCTGCTAATTCAATGGTCATTTTATCTTTAACAGCAGTTTTCTCATTCTTAGTAATACTTGAACCAGGTATCTTTCCAAATAATAAAACAGAACCTGAGAGAAACTCAACACTTGATTGTAATTTATCATATTGATGAGCCGATGTTTTATGTGCTTCAGCAGAAGCATCTAATTTTAAATACTGTACAACTGAAAGCATAAAAGCTACTAAACATGATATTCCAGCTATAATTACTTTAGCATTAGGAGTACATTCTAATGCTTCAGTTAATACAGCTTGAGCTGAAGACAAGAAAATAGCGGGTAACATAAGTCTATTTAAAGAAGACTCACACCAAGCTTTAGACTCTAAATATATGATTTTTTGACCTTTTAAATAAGTGGCTAAAATATCAAATGCAGATGAAAGTTTTTCATTTTCGTTTTCATAATCAGATTTAATTTTATCTTCAATAGCTTTCATACTTAACTTTTTGTACTGTTCATTTTGAAATTCATTTATTATATTTGGATAATTACCATCTGTCATCTTATAATTTCCATAAGACATAGCACCTTCATCAATAGAATCTTGTGTTTTTTCAGTATTAGTATCTCCACTATCTGAATCCTCACAACTACTTATACTAACATTATCCATTATTGAATTTTTATGAGATATAGAAACATTATCATACTCTTTGAAATGATTATTTTTATTAGGATTAATGGAGTATCTCCATATATTAAAAAATTTTGTTAGCAAAAATAAGTTATCATTATCTGAAATGTTTACCTCAACGATATTCATTTCTACTTCATTATTATTACCGTTAGATTTAGGATCTCCGCTTTCAGACATTATATATATATCAAAACACAAAATTATAATATATGAAATTTATATAAATTATGGCAGAAGCTGCGATACAAGATCAAGATCAGTTACAGCAGGCGATACAAGCTCCATTAGAAATAGTAGATAAAAAACAAGCTCAGTTTGAGAAATTTGTTGAAAGTTTAAACCCTAATTTTGCTTATTACGTAGATGAAACAGGATGTCCAATAACAGATTCAGTTAATCTACTAGGCAGAGCAAAAGCATTTTGTATGATTTGTGAAAATCCAAAAAGTTATGGTCATAATGGTTGTGTAATAGATTCACCAATGACAGAAACTAATTTTAATTATGTTACAGCAGGAATAAGACAATCAGTTAACGGTGAAGGTGATAATGATTTATGTTCAGGTCAATTAAATAAAGCATTTTTCTCAGATATACAAGATAATGCTGATGTAGTATTCATTTTATATAATATTCTATCAGATGCGAATAATAAAAAATATAGGTTTGCAGGATTTGTATGTTGCAATGATTTATCTGTGAAAGAGAAACCAGAGGAAGAGGAAGAGGAAGAGGAAGAGGAAGAGGAAGAAGAGGACGAAGCAGATTGGCCGTACAAACATCATCCAGATCCTTGTGATGAAGAAGGTGGACACGGAGGTAAAGGTGGTAAAACATTATACATAGATGCTATATGTGGTAAATTACATGAACTAGGTCCAGAACTAGAATTTAGATTAGAACAAGGAGAAAGACCTTTAAGAATAGGAAATGTTCTTTTAAAGAACGTAGAGGATTATGCTAGACTGAGAGGATTTGTTCAATTAAAATTATCTGCATTAACATATGTAATAAATTATTATAGAAAAATAGGTTATCTCCATAACAAAGGATGTAATGACACAGAAAATACGGATCTAGAAAGATTAGGAAACAAAGTATCAAAATGCATTTTTAAATCTGAAAAAGCATCTTTATTTACTTATGTATTAGAGAAAAGAATACTTATGGAAAATTGTGAAGAAGGTAATAATGATCAACAAAAAGATAAGATAGCATCATCTATGTTAGCAGATATGGAAGGCGATTTTTATGATGATAAAGTTGGTACATCAAATGATTTAAATCTAAGAGACAATTTAGACGCTATTTTAAATTATCTAAAAAGTAACACAATTTGTAAAAATGATGGAGGACAAAAAATTACTTTTCCAATTACTTCAGAGAATATTGGAGATGTATGTAAAAATAACGATAAGAGTGGTGATGGTCCAATTGGACTGTATCAATTAATAACAAAATTAGGTAGTGAAGGATTTGCGGTAGCTTTTGATGGTGAAAAAATCAAAAGTTCAAGACGACAAGGACAACAAGTAGGAGAGGATGGAGAAGTAATAGATATGGCAGACGAAGGTTATACAATGAGAAAATGTTTATCTGATACGTATAATTGTATTGATGAAAATGAAAAAAGAAAAATAGGCAAGGTTTGTATAAAAGCACCCGCTCAAGGTGGAAGAAAAAAGAAACGAAAAACTAAAAAAAATAAGAAGGCAAAAAAACATAAAAAAACACACAAAAAACGTAAGCGTAAATCTAAATCTAAATCTAAATCTAAATCAAAAAATAAAAAATCTAAAAGAAAAACTAAGAAAAGTAAAAAATAAGTATTATTATTAATCTAAACTAATAATAATATGGATGATGACAAGATCATAAATTACAAACATATATGTGCAGAAAGTGATTTACCCAAAGAGGGTTGGTTACATTCTTGTTTAAATTGTCATCTATATACTTCTAGATATATATTATATGACATTAAAGAAGACGGTGATGAACTAATAGAATACCATATTATGTTATGTCCAATATGTCAAAGAAAATATAATAGTGATGATAAATTTAAAAATAAAGTTCATAAATTTATACTTAAGAATTATAATATTTAGTTACCAGTAGATCCAAATCCACCTTCTCCGCGTTCAGATCCTCCCAAGTCACTTTCATTATCAACCAAGTTTACATGGATGGGAAATCCGTTGTAAGAAACTAATTGAAAATTACGATTACCTTTTTCAAATCGCACTTTATCAACAGAATGCGTACTATGATGTACATCACCAAAACAGTCAATCAAAGCACACAACTCTCCACGATATCCTGAATCAATAACTCCTACTGAATTAGATAAGCGCAAGTTAGTTTTAGATCCAGTGCTAGATCTAGGTAGTAACTGGTATGGTAGAGGTTGAACACGTAGTACAGGTTGTAATCCAGCAGTATCATTTTCTGGATCACGTACATAATCAGCAGCATGTTGCATCAATGATACTTTAACACCCAAACCGAATTTATTAGACAATGAACCAGGTTGAAATTGTCTACTAGTTGGATTCAAAAGATCAAATCCAGAATCAGCATGAAAACTCTGAAGTTTTGAATTATGCTTTTCAATATGATCTTTATACATTGATTTAAGATCATCATCTTGACACCATAAATTCATTTCCAATCTGGGTAGTAGAGTAGGAATGACCTTGATAGATCGTTGTTCTCTTGTAGCGGTTTCGCTCATTGCAGCCATATTTACAATTATTTGATGTATTGCTTCTATATCAATTTTATAAAGAATTAACTAAAAAATTGATATAGAAAATTCTGTACTATTAGTATACAAATATGACAACAATGGTGTCCAGAGCAGACGAGAATATCATGCATTTTGCGTGCCTTGAGGCAACCAATTCACCTTGCTTACATAAACATGGTTGTGTAGCAGCAGTAAATGGAAAAATAATAGCTAAAGGACATAACAACTACCGAACATGGTCTAACGATCAGTTTTGTTCACCAGGATGTTCATGTCATGCTGAACTACATACTTTGCGTGAAGTTTGGCAGCGTTTCTGTCGTCAAAAAGTTAGTGGTCAGTTAAAAGTTGTTTAAGAAATTAACACTTTATGTAGCTAGGGTATCATCTCAAGGAATGAGGGATTCAGCACCATGTGCTGATTGTTCTCAAAAGATGAAAGAGCTAGGTGTGAAAAAGGTAATATATACTAATGCAGAAGGAGGTTTAACAGCATGCAAGGTATCAAATTATGAAACAACAAGAAAAAGTACAGGTAGAAGATTAACTTTATAATAAAATTATTAATTATTAATTTTTTTATTATAACTGATTGGAATCAATATTATATCTTTGAATAAAATCTTGAATTCCGTTTTGTCTGGAGGAATCTGAACTACATGATTTCAAAAATTGAATAAATGCGGCTCTTTGATCTGATCCTTTATTACAATTGTTAGTTTCATTAACATTTTTAACAACATTTTTTTGTTCTTTAGCTTTTCTTTTTAAAATAGTATACTTGGTATTACCCTCAGATGCAATAATACTTGAATATGGATTAATACATGAAGATAGATTGCTGGAAGCCGGCCATTTAGCACTCCATCCTTGTGTTGCAGAATTAGCATTTTTCTTTTTAGACACAGATATATAATTAGATGATGAAGGAACCAGTGTAACTTGTTTAGAAAATGGTGTAGGTGGATAATATTTACCGCCTATTCTAGAATAACATTTATTACATTGTCCTCTTTGTTTTATGGTTTGTAAATTATTTTCACCATCAACTTGTTTATTACAACTTTTGCAACGATATTTGTTGATAAGTGATTGTCCATCACTTGGTATATCACTTCTTGATGGTAAGACACATATCTGGTTATTAGGTTTAATTTTGTCAATAATATACTGACCTTGTGTTTTAGTCTCAACATTACCATTACCTCCCAACATTTGTACCCAATTATTATAGGTAATTTTAGCTATGGATTTATCATAAGGTTGTAAATTAGCATCAGGAACAGCTTCATTCCATACTTCTTGAGGAATACTTAAACTAGTCCATCTGTTACGAGCATTCATCATACCTTTAAATGAAAGAACAGAAGGTTTTACAAGATTAGTATTATCAGCACAACAAGCATTACCATACTTTCCTGATGCACCAGCAGAACCAGCTTGATCAGGTGTAGGTGCACCACTAACTTGTTTACCACGTCCGTAGTTACCTATTTTACCACCGTTACCTTTCCAGACAGGAACATTAACTTTTTTTGTAGGAACAGATACTGTCGTACTAAATACTACATTATCATTACTATCTTTTAGTTCATATTTTTTTATAGCACATCCACCTGAACTAATTGATTTCATACGACTAAGACCTTTTGACATTCTCATGTGTTGTCCAACTCTACCAATATTTCTACGTTTACCATTAATAGAGAAACCACCACCAGTACCTGTTATAGTATTATAATTAGGATTATTAGTAGAGGATTGAGGTTGAAACATTTTTTGAATACAAGGAGGGCTAGCTGTTACTTGAAATCTAGGGTTTCCAGGACTTTGTTTATTTATAATAAATCTATCTCCAGAACTTTTTCCAGACAAGTTTTTATAAGTAGTATTACTTTTTCTTTTTAAAGTAGCTAATGACATATATATGATATTGATAGAAATTAAAATTATATAATTATTATTAGTCGCTCTTCAGCATTTTCTAAAAGACAGTATCTTAATAACCAATATAATTTAGAACCAAAAATAACTTTTAATCCATCATGGTAATCTGCATTATTTCCTAATCCTATTAGCTTATCATATATTAATAATGCTAAACTAGAATAGAAACATTTAAAATTGACTGTATAAGGAATTGTAGAATTTTCTTGTAATTCTAATGATAAATAATTATTGTCTTTAGAATAAGGTTTATCAATGGTAATCTGTTTTTTTTTAATAATATAAAGATCTTCAAGATTCATAGGTATAAAAATATTACTGTTTATTACTACAAGTTTTGTAGGATCAATATGTGATAGTTGCATACCAATTTTCTCTAAATATAAAGATATAGCAGCAAAGTTATCAAATATTTTTTCTGCGGAAAGATAATTTATAAGGGGTTGTTGATTTTTTTCCCAGTCATGAAATGTTTCAAGTGTATTTATTTTGTCAATAGTAATTTCATCGTCTTTATCATTATAAGAACGAATATCAAATAATTCTAAAAGATCTCTAAGAACATTAGTTCTTACTAAACTCATAATCTTATATTTTGATTTACTAAGTTTTTCAATATTCATTTATTATAAAGAAAGATGTTATTATTAATTAGTTTTAATAATAAAATCATTATTTTTTATTAGCTTTCCTTCTTTTTCGTTTAGTTTTTCTACGAGATTTAGTTTTTCTACGAGATTTAGTTTTTTTACGATTTATTCTTTTTCTACGAGTTTTTCTACGACGACGACCAGCAAGTAAACTTCTTCCAGTCCCGCGTTCGCCTCTTCGCCTTTTATATTCTGCTGCGGTATATTCATGCCACAGCCGTTTGGCCTCATTTACTTCTCTTTCGTTCATTAATGCTTCATTACCTTCTGCCCTAGGTTTTACTTGTATAAGAAAATATTTGAGTGTACCTTTTATCACATCATCATCTCCACCACGTTTTTTCCTACTATTTCTTATTCTTAACATTATAAAATATAATTATATAAAAATTATATTTTAATTGTTACTAAAATTAACGGATGTTTAAAATTCTCTCCTTCTTTTTGTTTTTCGTTTAGTTTTTCTACGAGATTTAGTTTTTCTACGAGTTATTCTTTTTCTACGAGTTTTTCTTTTTTTTCGTTTAGTTTTTCTACGAACTTTTCTACGAGTTTTACGATTACCACCTCTTTTCACTCTACTAGCAATGGAACCTTGTACAGTTAACGCCTTATTAGTACCTTCAGGACCGCTATAATCTACTCTAGATAAAACAGAACCACTAGGTGTCTCTGCTGTAGTTCTAGTAGATATAGGAGGATTATATTTTAATTCTTTAGTAAATTTGTCCCACTCATTTCGGTTATTACCTCCAAGAGCTTTAAAAACTTCCGATATCTTACCTAATAGTATATGATCAGGACTATTAGGATGATCCAATTCTAATGGTCTACCAAGACCATGAACACTATATTCACTACATGATAGAGATATGTATATACCTGGACCACCATGATTAAGTATATCGCTCATAGACATTTCAGCATTCCACATATAACTTCCATCCATATATGGACCTTTTCTATTCCATGTATTTTCTAATTCTGTATATAGTTTTATATCTTGTTCAGTAAGATCAGAATCAGACAAAAAATAAATATTGTCGTTAAATTCTTCTTCATTAGATCCTTTCTGTTGAGTCCACGTACTTAATAGATGAGATGCTGTTACAGGTTTATTATCAGTTAATTTTACTATACCAAATCCTCCACCACTAAGTCTTTCTCCACCAAACTGATGTATTTTATTAATGTATTTTGTACCTGTAATATTAAACAATGGAGGATAACTATTATTCTTTTTTTCATCTGATCTTCCATATTCACCTTCTTCTGCTATATACATATCTATTCTTCTTTCACAATTGATATCAGGAGAAAATAAATGAGACCTGATGTTAGATGGATGAAGATCAAGAAGATGGCCTCTAGGTATACAAGAAATATCTTCATTTAATAGTCCCCAGCCACCAACAGTTGTAGTATTAACTAAAAACTGTGACTGACTCAAATCACCATTCCATTGAACTGTAGAAAAAATTGGATAATCTGGATCTACTTCTACACCAGAATTATCTGCACTGTCTCTTATATGTATATCTACTGTTGAGTGAGCTATGATAAAATATACCGGTAAACTTGTAATAATTGTATTTAAATCAGATGGTTCATTTAAACCACATAGAGTTTTACTCGTGTCTCTCTCTAAATTAGAACAAATAAGTTTGCCTAAGCCAGTACCTAGATTAGGTACTTGTGTACCTTTTCTATTAATAGCACTAGCTATTCTATTAGTAACAAAATCAACATTATCATTATAGTCATCTGTAGTTATATCATCATGGGATACTACTTCTCTAGACATTATATATATATATATAATACAGATTATTCAGAACCTAATTTTCTTCCAGTACCAGAAAAAGGAACAAATGTATTAGTATTACTTTTCCTAAAATCACTAAGAGCGGGTTTATTATTAAATGCAATTTTTGTATTTTCAACAACAACGGGTTTCAATGTATTTTCAGGAGATGTAGTTTTCATTTTGGGTGGTTCAACATAATCTAATGGTTCATCAAAATCAACATTAACATCCGTATTAATAATTTTTATAGTATCAGCTGGTTCACAATCTACTATATCAATATAAAACTGTTCACCAATATCTTTATAATTAATTAGTATAGTATGACCTTTTGTTACTACGGGATAGTCTAAACTTAAATATTTTTCTAAGACAGCTTTTGGATTACTTAAATTTATGAATTTAGTTTTGTGTGGACGCAATTTTATAAACGTTCCATTTACTAAACATACTAATTGTATTTCTATATTATCACCTTCATTTACGGAGAGATCCTGCATAATATGAAAAGGTAAATTACACACACCTTCAGGTGAAGAAAATTCATGAACAGCACATGTATTAGAATACATAGTCTGAGCGTTTTTCACAGAAAAAAATAAAGGAAATTCAAGAGAGTTTTCACCTATATCTTCCATTAAACATTTAAGTACAGATGGAGGTAGTCTAATTTTATTAGTATAATTCATATTAGAACGTTGATCTGGATTGAGATCACTACAAGTATAACTGAAACACGTTAGGCTAGTACTATAACTCATTATATATAAATTTGACATCATGTATTTATTAGATTTTTATAAATACATTATGTTCTAAGTTTTTTCAACTTTCCTGGATTCAATACATTTATTACATACTTTTTGATTTTGTAAACAAATATATTTATCACGATTTTTGTTCAAAACTCTTCTACAAGAAGAACAAGTTCTTTCATTATAATATAAGGCAGTAGCAACACTAATTGATAAACACGATCCCATCAATCTAATAAAATAAAAGAAAAAAAATTTATATGTTTCTCTCAAAAGAAAAGGTGCGCAAAGCGCCTCTCTCCTTTTTTTTGATTTTGTATTTTTTATTTTTTTTGTGTAGTAGATACTAAGCCTCTACATATATGGCTATACTTACCTTGAGTTTTGTAGGAGTTATTCGCTTACTCCTCGGCAGCGGCACTGTTGGTGTCCAGCTGTAGCCTAGGCTTACGACCTCCGGACTTCTTCTTTGGTGCTACCTGACCCTCTGATAGGGCAACAGCAGGCTTAGAGAAGTCTACGAAAGGAGCCGGGCGACGACGGCGCTCAGGACGATCCTCTGGGCGCACACTCTTGGAAGCACTGAGCTTCCAGAACCAGGGGTCATCATAGACGACCTTCACCTGCTGGTCATTGAGGAGCATCTGCCTCGC